CATAACATCCTTATGCACCCATTCCATATGGCAGGTGTTGCAGGTATGTTCGGTGGAGCATTATTCTCTGCTATGCACGGTTCTCTTGTTACATCTTCTCTAATCAGAGAGACAACAGGTTTAGATTCACAGAACTATGGATACAAATTCGGACAAGAAGAAGAAACATACAACATTGTTGCAGCACATGGATACTTTGGTAGACTTATCTTCCAGTATGCTAGCTTTAATAATAGTCGTAGTCTTCACTTCTTCCTTGCTTCATGGCCTGTGATCTGTGTATGGTTAACCTCTATGGGTATCTGCACAATGGCATTCAACCTTAACGGTTTCAACTTCAACCAGTCAGTCGTAGACACATCTGGTAAAGTAGTTCCTACTTGGGGTGATGTTCTTAACAGAGCAAACCTTGGTATGGAAGTAATGCACGAGCGTAATGCTCACAACTTCCCACTTGACTTAGCATCTGCTGAGACATCTGAAGTTGCACTCATTGCACCTGCTGTTGGCTAACGCTAACTTATATGATATAATAAGAGGGTCTAACGACCCTCTTTTTTTATGACTGATTATCAGGACAGACCTCGACAAAGATTCCCTGATCAAAATTACTATGTTGATTACCTCTTCCCAACTCAACTCTATGTTGAAGAGAGGGTCAACAATTATGATGCTATACAAGAAGAGATAAGTAACTATCTTAATAATATTGAGTGGCAGTGGACTCATGGTTGGGATTCACATTGGTTATCCTCTACTGACTTTAAAGATAATCCTTTAACATCTTTACCACAGTTTAGTCAGCAGATAGGATTTGCTTTAGAAAACTATTGTAATAAGATGAATTTTTATGAGAATACTGGTGCATCTATGCAAGCATCATGGTTCTCTAAGTTTGAGAAGCATAACTATGCACACATACATTCCCATAGAGCAGCAGATATATCAGGAGTATATTATTTCAAAACCAGTGGTGATGATGGAGATCTATTCTTTACATCACCGATAGCAAATGCTAAGGCGAGTAAGGCATGGGCTAATGAAAGGCACAACATACCACCTAAGCAAGGATGTTTGTTACTATTTCCTGGTTGGTTTGAGCATGGGGTATCGACAAACACAAAGGAAGATGCTAGAATAAGTTTTTCATTCAACATAGAAGTCACAGAGCTATCTACAATGCCTGGTAGCGATGGTAGTCTTCGTTTAACTAATCAGTAACATGCACATCATTACATTGATCGCTATCGTTGTGATAGCAAGCACAATAATTGTATTAAAGGTCTATAACCCTCACTAAATAGAGTGTAAGTATACTTAAGACATGTCGGCAGCAGACATAAGATTAATAGTTGAGAGGTGTTATTCCTCACCGACAGGGATACTGGCAGCGAATCCGCTTGACCAGATGAATCCCAATGTTGCTGCTGTGACATCAGTAGGGGTTACACCTGCCCCATTACCAGGTGAAGCAATAAGAAATATAGTTGGTAGGTGCTACTCTTTACCAGTACCTAACAGCCCTAACCCATTAGATCAAGATAACGTACCACCAACACCAGAGCCACCCCCAGTGGTGACTCCTCCTACTGCTGGTGATACAATCAGGAGAATAGTAGAGAGATGTTACGGTCCTCCTGACCCACCTCGTTTAGCACCACCACCTCCAGATATACCTGACCTTACTACTGGTTGGGGTCCACCACCTTGGGTGCCTTGGATTGTGGAGCTTACTGGTGGTCCACCACCCCCAGTAACGATAACTATTAAACCTCCACCTCCAGGTGATCCAACTTTCTTTGTAACTACAACGACAACTGACGATCAGTGTGATTTAGTTGCAAAGTTTTTAAGAGAGAAAAAGATTAGGAACCTCCCTGACTATAGTGAGCCAGGATTTCCTGCACCAGGATGGTGGGAGCATATTGAAACCTATGTAAAATACTATTGTGATCTTAGCAAGCCAATGGATGGTCCTTTCAAGGAGTGTGTTAAGAATGCATTAGAATGTTTATTCCGTCCTTACTTTGGTGGCATGTGGAAGCCGCCCAAGGCAAATTGTAGTGCCTACTGGCCTAATGGATGGAGTGGTAATCAAACTGAGGTATGTGTAGAGAATTGTTTCCCAGATCGTTTACCAGTTTATGAATCATATAATTCAACAGGCACACTTAACGTTGTCTTTGATGCCTCTGGGCAGTTAGTTGCTACTGGTAGTGGCAGTGCTGTTGTTGTACTTAAACTACAATGGAATGATAGACCGTGGACTTATGGTACTGCAATAGATCAGATTGATATTGGTAGTGAGACGTGGGTAAGAGAGGGTAGGTCAGGTCACGTATCAAAGACAGTTAACATCACTACTGCTGGCACTACTGCTGTTAGTTTCACAGGACTACACAGTGCTAACAGTCCTCTTACTATTGTAGATAATAATACTAGGATCTGCATGAAGGATGGTGATGGTAACGATTGTAATGCTAACTTTAGTATAGTATCCATTAACCTTGCTGCTGATCATGCTTATGATACTAAAGGTGCTAAGGCAGGTTATACTTTAACTAATACTAAACCAGCATTTTATGTCCTAAAAGATCCAATAGAGGGTAAGACTGTCCCATTGTTTAGATTCTATTCTACAATGCAAACGGACACATTCCTTACTACTAATCCAGGTCAACCTGATAGTGAAGGTGCAGGTGAAAGAGCAACCATGAATGCTTCAGGTATGGGTGGTGGTGAAGTACTAGGACATGTATTCCCTACTGCTACTGCTATGAATAGTTACTTAGCAAAGGGTGAGCAAGCAGAAGCATTACATAGATTCCATAGTTCTAATCCATTTGATCATAGGTATAGTATTGATGGTGACTTCCTTGATGGAGCACCTAAGAAACTACCTACAAGATTTTCTTATCGTATACCATTAGATCCTAAAGCAGACCTTAACATCTCAATGGATGTTGAGAAAGGAGGAGCAGGATATGATAACGCACTCGGATTCTACCTAGCAGATGCTACTGGTCCTAAGTATGGACGCATAGTTGTAACAAGTGCTGCCTCTGGTACCAATATGTACGAGGCATACGTTCCCAGTGCACAACTAAGACAGTATGCAGGAGAGACGATGGGATTTTTCCTCATCTCTAATGGTGGTGGCCAGAATTCATTGACTGTTAATCAAGAGGTAACATTCAATCCACTTAACTCTCCTTATACAGGTGGTTTCAGTGCAGTAGGTATCAATACAGCACAGAGTAACTATTGTTTATTCTCTGATAAGGATTGGAATCCTATGCAGAAGGACTTTACTAAGTGGCAAGGAAAGAACAATCAATTCTGGGAAGACCTTATCGCTGGTGACGATGACTATGATGATCTAAGATTATGGCATAGGTTAGGGTGGACATATGGTGGGTATGTTTACGAGGGAGTCCAGTGCTACTTGTATGGTGTAGCTGCACCAGAGAAGGTGATGAGGAAGATAGACCCTTCCACAAAATGCGACACTAGAATATTACAGGCCAGCTTTAAGGATATAATATTGAGAAGACTTGATTGTGGTAACAAGATACCTGACATCGGTGCTGGTCCTGATCAAGACTGGGAGTGTGGAGAATGTGTTAGTGATAACACTTGGTATGTTAATCCAGCATCATTAGCGTGGCGTATTACTGACAGTGGAGGCACAGAAGTTACCAATTCAGTTACTGAAAGAGGTAGTTGGGTACAGGTAGGTGCATCAAGTAATCCTAATAATGGTTGGACATCACATATGATTTCCTATGGTATCTACCCAGCAGTACCTATCGATACAGTGGAAGATCCTTTGATGGATTCGTGGCAATCACACATTACTAGCATTACTATCTCTACCACTGGCACACATAGTATAGTGATAGAGTCTGATAACTACGGTTACATAAGACTCATTGACTCTAGTAGCAATGAGATTCTAGACAGGGAGATCAATTACTCTGGTGGTATGGGTGCTGAGACTATTAATTTATCACTTGATGCAGGTAGTTACACTCTAGAGACTAGGGTTAAGAATATTAGGAGAGGAAACTACTCTGTTGAATTAAATAGGAATCAAACTATCAAGGCAGCAGTGGGTGGCACCTTTAGGTTTGTATCGATGGGTGGTATTACTGGTGGCATCTATGGATCTTGTATGAAGTTTACTTGCCGTGCCAAAAAGAATGGAGTGGATATATTTACTAAGCAATTTGAGGCTCAGTACTGGCCCAACATAGGACAGGATTTACATGACCAAGACATTGTTTTATCTTCTGGAGATCCTCAATCTGATCCACCTGTACCACCTGATGAGTTAACCTTTGAGTTAGTAAGTATCGATACTGGTCCTGCAATGGGTGACATAGCATTGGAAGCTGCTCTCTATGATACAGATACAACTCAGTTTGAGAGTGTCTTTAAGATAATGTTAGGCACAAATACACATGATGCTGTTATTGGATCACAGATGGGTAACCCAACTAACAACCCAATAAAGAAAGAGGGTGGAGAGGTAGAAGGATTTGCAATGTCATTTAATCCTACCAACAGACAGGAGTTTGAGTGGGAGGCAGGATCTAAGTATGGTGATAGGATACCTAACCCACCAGCATATGATAATGCAACACCATATGCTACAGGTAATAGAGTATTGAATGCAAATAATATATACCAAGCGACTGGTGCTATCACTGCTTATGGTACTGCACCAACACATACTTCAGGTACTACAAATAGTTGGTTGTTTATACGTGTGCAACCTTATCCTACTTGGGCTGAGGATGATGTCCCTGATCCTGGATATCCATACACATATACTTGGACAGGTAACAATCCAGTATGGATGCATGGATCTCTTCAATCACAACCACAGATACCAGGACAGAGTAGGACTATAAACAATCCTTTGATGCCTAATATACCAGGAGGATATATTGATACAGGGTATCTCTATGATAAAGACTTATACTTCTCTGCTACTTTACTAGAGTCCTACAACTATAGGAATCTATCAGGGGTATACAGTCACATGGTAGAGGACTTCCTCTTCACTAGGTTTGAAACTCTAAGTGGTAGTGCGATCACACAGGAACAACAAGCTATCCTTACTGAATCAGCACCAACTACATTTGCACGGAAGAATAAGCCGTGGTATATGTTAGGATCTCGTAGTGATAACAACTGGTATGTGAATCCAGCATCAATAGCATGGCGTATAGCTAACAGTAGTGGAGGTCAGACTGCCACATCAATAGAGCATAAAGGTACATGGATAGCGACTGGTACCTCTAACAATCCTGGTAATGGTTGGACAGATCATATTAAACTGTATGGTATCTACAAGGTGAAACCAGCAGACAATGAGGTAGATCCTTTCATTGATACATGGCAGACACACACTGCTACAGTTACTATACCTGCTAATGATACATACTCTATGAGAATAGAGTCTGACAACTGGGGTTACCTTAAGATCACTGACTCAAGTAATAATATCCTCATTGATAGGGAGATAAATTACTCTGGTGGCACAGGTAACGAAACTATCCCCTTGACATTATCAGCAGGAGACTATACTATAGAGTCACGTGTTAAAAATGCTGACGTAGGTAGCTATCAAGGTGTTGTTGATGCTATCTGGGATGGAAGTAAGCAGTCTCCACAGAGAGACACATACTTCTCACCTGTTACCTTTATCCAAGACTATACTCTTGACAACTATCATGGTACTGGTGGATCAAACTATGCAGAAGCATGTAAGATCCGTTGTGGTATCTCATTCTACCCAGTTGTTTTTAATAACAGTACCTCTTCTAAACAGGTACATTACTGGCAAGCAATGATACATGTCATTGATGTCGTTGATAAAGGTAAAGGATACACTAAAGGATCAGAGTTTGTTTTAACATGGCCTCCTATGAGGGAAAGAAGCTCTGAGGATCCAGGACAGACACCTTACTACCCTGACCAAGAGGCAGGATTTAGTATCCCATTAGGTAAACAACTTGCTTGGTGGGAGAATAAAGAAACAGTAAGAAGGAGTCTTAAGGAAGCCTTCTACATGGAGTCACACAATAAAGACTCCGTTGTATGGTATAGTAGTACCGACAAAGCAAAATTCAGAGTTAGATTTAAAGTAACCCTTACACAAGCAACAGACCCACCTTAGAATTATGGCACAAGGATTTGATGGTCTCACACCAGGTGAGATAGCAGCAGAGAGATCACTAGAGAAATCTTCCAAAGAGTTAAGGACTCTTAAGAAGGTCATCGAAAGATACAAGGATGACCCGAAGGGTAAGAAGAAGATGCTCAAGAAGATGCAGAAGTATTGGAGGAGTCCTCTAGCAACAGTGAAGAGTCTTGATTACAAACCGAAGGGTGCTAGCTACACACCCCCTGAAGATTTGCAGCAGAATCTGGAGAAAATGGCCGAATATATTGACCCAAGAGGTGAAGAAGGTGAGGATTCCCTGATAAATAACAGTTCGTTAACAGAAGCACAGGAGACTGAGCTTCGTGATAGACTTACTAAAAACAGCAAAGCCGATGATTAACTTGGAGGAAAAGTTTGGATCTTACATCAACAGTAGTAAGACCTTTAGAATTGATGGAGTAAATGAATCAGTAACAGGGTATGGATACCACTGTGATGGCTCAGATATAAAAGGATACTGGGTGAATACCACTCACTATAAACTTTATTATAATATGAATGAACAATTTGTTAGAATGGTACCATTGAATGACTTGGAAGACGCAACCACTATTCCCCAATCCTCTAGCAGAGTCGAGCATTAACCCTGAAGTCTGTGAGATTCTCACAGATATGTTACAGGATTATGACTTCGGTGAAGATGATGATGGACTGAGTGCTGTCTCAGTTAATAAGCACGTGCTGCACAACAAGCCTTCTGTACTAGAGTATCTCACACGTAAGGTGAGACAGGCTGTGTGTGACTTAGGATATCATTGTGATGTCCAGATCACTACCTCATGGTTTACTGCTACACTCACTGGTGGGTCAGCAGATGAGCATGCACATTGCAACTCATGGTTTAGTGCCATAGTATATTTTGATGAGTATGATACAGACTCTTCTCCAATCCAGTTTGTAAACCCTCCCAGTGGGGTCTACGTGAGTCCTAGCACAGATAATGAATATAATGCTACCGATCACGTTGTGGTGCCTTCTAGGGGCACTATACTATTGTTCCCAAGTACCATAAGACACCGAGTGTTAAAGAATTACTCTCAATATGAGAGATACTCACTAGCATTCAATGTATTACCTAAAGGTCACGTGGATGTGGGTGACTCCTCCTACACATATCAGTGAGTGAACTGGCACAAGGGGGGGTTGACACTTATGTAAATATAGTATAGTATAAATACTTCTTAACAAAGGACTCGAAAATATCGTACCCCTGTGTTGAATGAAAAACAGATCCCATGTCGGGGGTCTTATCATCCGCAGGGTTTTTTTAATGCCCGTGCGAGACACTTAAACACAATCATGTCAATCAAATCAACAATCGCTGCTGTAGCAGCATCACCTTTCCTCTTCGCTGGAGCCGCTTTTGCTGGTCCTTACGTGAACGTTGAGAGCAACTTATCTTACCCTGATGGAGAGTACTCCGCAGCAACTACCGATGTCCATCTTGGATATGAAGGTACAGCAGGTGCTGAAGGTAAAATTGCATACTACGTACAAGGTGGTCCTTCACTAGTACACAGCGAAACTGCTGACGATACAGAGACAGAAATCTCTGCAAAGATCGGTGCTTCTTATCCTGTATCAGATTCAACTGGCGTTTATGCTGAGTTATCTGGTGCTACTGCTGGAGAAGACAGCGATGGCGATACCATCCGTAACTACGGTGCTAAAGCAGGCGTTAAGTTTACTTTCTAAAACAGAGAGTTAACGCTTTACTATATAAAGGGTCTCATTAAGAGACCCTTTTTTCTTTCCACTATTATTAATATGGCCAAACAACCAGGAAACACCGCCATCTACACTCGTGAAGGGTGTGGTTTCTGCACAAAGATTAAGGAAGTTTACAAATCTAAGGCATGGGGCTTTGCAGAATACAAATTAGATGTTAACTTTACTAGAGAGCAGTTTAAAAAAGAATTTGGACCTGCTGCTACCTTCCCTCAAGTTATAATTGCAGGTTATAAGATAGGTGGTTGCACCGAAACTGTTAAATACCTCCGAGAAAACACTTACCTATGACATACATGGATCCCAACTCCGAAGAGCTTTATACTATTATTGATCGAGCAATCGATGAAGCGATGCTCAATGGTAGGTTCCTCTTTAATATGAAGTCGTATCTAAC